CTCATTGAGCAGTTCGGCAAGGCACTCGGCAACGCAGAGGAGGATGCTTTCCTGAACGGCGATGGGACGCACAAGCCGAAGGGACTTCTCACCTCGGCAAAGACATCCGTCACCACGGCGGCGGCAGACATCAAGGCGGATGAACTCGTGACGCTCGTCTACAGTCTCAAGCGTCCCTACCGCAAGAATGCGGCATTCATCGTCAACGACCAGACCCTTGCCAGCATCCGCAAGCTCAAGGATGCGAATGGGGCGTATTTCTGGCAGCCGTCGTATCAGATGGGCGAACCCGATCGTCTGCTCGGCTATCCCGTCTATTCCTCGGCGTATATGCCTGCTATTGCAGCGGGCAAGACCGTCATTGCGTTCGGCGACTACTCCTACTACAACATCGGGGATCGTGGCACGCGCTCTCTGCAGGAACTCAAGGAACTCTTCGCGGGCAACGGTATGATCGGCTATGTCATGAAGGAGCGTGTGGACGGCAAGCTCGTTCTTGAGGAAGCCGTGCAGACGCTCAAGATGAAGGGTTGATGTATGTTTGCGGCAAAGAGGGGAGGTGGTTCTATGCTTGTGCCGCTTGAAGCAGTCAAGCAGTATCTGCGGATTGACGGCGATGAGGAGGACGATCTCCTCACGCACTTTGCGGAAACGGCAGAACAGATTTGTACGGCACTTCTGCGCGTGAAGAAACTGTCCAAGGTCGAAGATCAGGCGATTGTGCGCGTTGCAATTCTCTATGCCGTGTCCTATCTCTACGAGCACCGAGAGGAAGCCGACCACAGGGGGCTTGCCTTGACGCTGCGCTCGCTTCTCTTCGGTGTGCGGAAGGAGGTCTTTTAGGTGAGGGTGTCCATGAGCGAACTGCGTCACCGAATCACTATTCTGCGCCCCGTGACGGATACGGACGATGAGGGGAATATCCTTTCATCGTCGGTGCAGGAAGTCGGTAAAGTCTGGGCACTCGTTCTGCCCTTTGCGGCAAAAATCTTGGACGGATATGCGTAGAAGGTGCAGGAGGTGGATTACCGCATCGTCATTCGTTACCGTGCGGATGTGCGCGTGACCGACCTAGTGCAGTGGAATGGGAAGCGGCTCACACCCATTGCGCCGCCCTATCTGCTTGGCGGGAAGAAGCGATGGCTCGTGATAGAATGCAGGGAGTTGGTGGAAGATGGCTAGATACCGAGGTTTCGTTTCTGCCGAGAAGATTCTATCGGAACTCGGCACAGAGGCGACGGCTGCGCAGGATGAGCAATCTCAATAAATGGAAGAAAGCAGGAGGTGTCTGATATGGATCAGATTTTAACCATACGTCTGTATGCGGCGGGCATTGGCATCGTGGTCGGTGAGTTCCTCGGCAGCTTTGACGATCTGCTCTATGCACTTGTCGCATTTGTGGCAACGGATTACGTCACTGGTGTTCTCCGTGCGATTGTGGAGAAGAAACTGTCGAGCGCCATCGGCTTTAAGGGCATCTGCAAGAAAGTCTGCATCTTCACCCTTGTCGGCGTGGCGAATGTGTTAGATGTTCACATCATTGGAAGCGGATGCGTCCTGCGCTCTGCCGTGATCTTCTTCTACATCTCGAATGAAGGAATCTCGATCATCGAGAATGCAGCGCGGATGGGGCTTCCCGTTCCGCAGAAATTGCAGGACATGATGCACAGCCTCAAAGATAAATAACTGCTTTAACCTCAATGCCCGGCGAATCTTCGTCGGGTTATTTTTATGCCCGAAAAGGTGACCATGAGAGCCGTTTTTGTCCGCTGTTCCATGAAGGGAGATGTTGAAATGAGCAAGGAAGAAGGCCTTCGGGAAATGACGTATCAGATGGTGATGCGTGCTTCATGGAAAATGTTGCAGAGCGGGCTTTTGTCAGAGGATGAGTATCTTGCGTTTGAAGCGAAAATGCGCGAGAAATATCGCCCCGTCATCGGGCTTCTATTTTCAGATATTGACTTGCTATCGTGCGGATAGTACGGGAATATGGGACTGGAAAGGAGAGAGCACCATGAAGATACGAAGAGTTCAACCAACCCCAACATTGCAGAAAAAGCTGCGTGTGGCTGCGTATGCCCGCGTCTCTGTGGATACGCTTCACCACTCCCTTGCAGCGCAGGTCAGTTACTACAGCAGTCTCATCCAGAAAAATCCTGCGTGGGAATACGCAGGAGTCTATGCAGATGAGGGAATCACAGGAACGAGTACCACGCATCGGACGGAGTTCAAGCGGCTGATCGCCGACTGCAACGCCGGGAAGATTGATTTGGTACTTGTCAAAAGCATCAGCCGTTTTGCCAGAGATACCGTAGATTGCCTTCATACCGTTCGACAGCTGAAAGAGAAGGGGATCGCCGTTCGCTTCGAGCGTGAGAACATTGATTCCACATCCGAGGACGGAGAGCTGCTCTTGACGCTGCTCGCATCTTTTGCGCAGGAAGAGAGCAGAAGCATCGGCGACAATATTCGATGGGGCGTACGGAGGCGGTTCGCACAGGGGATCCCGAACGGGCATAAAGCACCGTACGGCTACCAATGGGACGGTGAGATGTTCCGCATCGTTCCTTCCGAGGGCGAGATCGTCAAGGAGATATTCCGGAGATACCTTGCCGGAGATTCTGCCTACGCCATCGCGAGGAGTCTCGCGGGACGTGGAATCACGGGGCGGCAGGGGAGACCCATCGAGCAGACCACGGTAAAGGACATCCTCTCCAACATCTCCTACACAGGCACAATGGCATTGCAGAAGAACTACATCACGGAAGGTCATATCCGTAAGCGGAATAAAGGCGAACTTCCCATGTATCTGGTGGAGGGGATGTTCGAGCAACTCGTGTCAAAGGTAGATTTCGACAAGGCGCAGGAGATACGAAAACTGAGGGCCGAACGGGCTGTGAATCGGAATCCTGTGCTGATGCCATTCTCCGGAATGGTGAAATGCGGATGCTGCGGCGGCGGCTTCAGCAGAAGAACCGCAGGGAAGTACAGACGGTGGGGCTGCAACACGAGAGAGCGGAAAGGTAGGAAATCCTGTGACAGCCGTCCAATCAAGGAAGAGGAGCTTGTGGCTGCGGTCAGAATCGCCATGGAGAAGGATGATTTCGATGCCGCAGAACTCAGACGAAAAGTCTCTAAGATCGTCATTCACAATGACTGTGTGGAATTTCACCTAATCAACGGTCACATAAAAAAGACTGCCCGCATCTACACCGGGCAGCGAGGAAGCAATCCCTTCACCAACAAAGTGTACTGCGCCTCTTGCGGCAGCAAGTGTGAGCGCGATATATGGACGAAGGGAGCAAAAGTGTGGTCTTGCAGTCAGCTACGCACAAAGTGCCGACTGAAACGGCTGCCCGAATCCGAACTCAAGGAAGCAACAGAATCCTTGTTCGGTGACTGCTACGAGGGCAAGATCGTACAGAACGTAAAGCGGATTGTCATATCCGACGATGAAGTCATATTTCAACTCAAAGAAGGAGGCGCATACCGATGGCAAAGACAGTGCGGGTGATTCCTGCAACTCCCAGAGTGTTTCGGTCAGAAGTTGCGGCAGAACCAAGACGGCGCAGGACGGCAGGGTACGCCAGAGTTTCGACCGATCATGAAGAACAGGCTTCCAGTTACGAAATGCAGATGGCGCATTACAAGAACTACATCGAGAGTCGTGCAGACTGGGATTTCGTCGGTATGTATTCGGACGAGGGCATCAGCGGCACCAACACAAAGAAGCGTGACGGGTTCAACCAGATGATCGAGGACGCCCTTGCAGGCAAGATTGACCTCATCATTACAAAGTCGATCAGCCGCTTTGCGAGAAACACCGTAGATTCACTCCAAAACGTCCGTAAACTCAAGGAACATGGCGTAGAGATTTACTTTGAAAAAGAGAACATTTGGACGTTTGACACGCGCGGAGAACTCCTTATAACGATTATGTCCAGCCTAGCCCAGGAGGAGAGTCGCAGCATCTCGGAGAACACCACATGGGGCAAGCGCAAGCAGTTCGCCGAGGGCAAGACCAGTGTGGGCTACAGTGCCTTTCTCGGCTATGACAAGGATTTCCAAATCAACGAAGAACAGGCGAAAATCGTAAGGCTCATCTACAAACTCTTCCTTGGCGGGCGATCCTTCTACGCGATTACCAAGGAACTAGAGAAACGGGGCATCAAATCTCCGTCTGGAAAAGATAGATGGTATATTTCCACGGTGCGCTCCATCCTCACGAATGAGAAGTATCGCGGTGATGCGCTGATCCAGAAACAATATACGGCAGACTTTTTGGATAAGACGCGACGCAGAAACAAGGGAGAGATTCCACAGTATTATGTGGAGGAACACCACGAGGCAATCATTCCTCCAGACTTATTCGACTTTGTGCAAGCGGAGATAAAACGCAGAGAGCAGAACGGCAAGCACAGCGGTGTGAGCATCTTCGCGAACAAAATCAAATGCGGCTGCTGCAGCGCATGGTACGGTGCGAAGGTCTGGCACTCCACGGATAAGTACCGCAGAGTTATCTATCGCTGCAATAAGAAATATGCCCACAAGGGCAAGCCGTGCAGTACAAGGCATCTGACAGAGGAGGAGATCAAACAGATTTTCGTCAAGGCATTGAATTCCTTGGTGGAAGTCAAAGAGCACGTGATTGCAGAACTTCGGTCGCTGGTTGATGATGTTTGCCAAACAGGGAAGTTGATTGGGGAGCGTAATAGAATAGAGCAGGAACTTGGCGTTTTGGCAGAACGTCTTGAAACACTGATTCGCGAGAATGCGCGGGTGGCACAGGATCAGACGGCGTATCTGAAACAGGAGAATGAGATTCGCGCACTCTATGTGGAAAAGCAGGGGCATCTAGCGAGGTTGGATGACCAAATTGCCGCGAGGGAGAGTAAGAGAAAAACCCTAGAGACCATGATTCAAGTGGTATGTGGTATCAAAGGGGAACAAGTCGAGTTTGACGAGGAGCTATGGGGCGGACTGCTCGATCACATTGTGGTCAATGAGGATGGCACAGTAGTTGTTTTCAAGGGCGAGATTGAGATGGGTGTTGGAGGGTAAATTCTCCATCTATTTATATGTACTTGTAGAAATGTGCAAAAAAATGCACATTATCTGTGCTATACTCTCTGTGTAAGCAAGACGAGAGGGAGATAGTACGATGTATGGTGCGAACAAGAAAATGCTCAATCTGCTGATTTTGAGGGTGCTGCAGGAGCACTCGGATGCAGATCATCGGCTGACGCAGAGCGAGATCATCCGTTTGCTGCAGTTACAGTATGGGATTACCTGTGACCGCCGCTCGGTGCGCAGCAACATCCAGTCCCTCCAGGACATGGGCTACGACATCGCAACGCATGGCGGATGTTGGCTTGTGGAACGGGACTTCGATGATGCCGAGTTGCGTATGCTGATCGACAGTGTTCTGTTCTCGCGGACGCTCTCGACAGCGCAGGCAAAGCGGCTCGTTGAAAAGCTGCGGTCATTTGGCAATCGCTACTTTCATGCGAAAATAGCACACATCTCGAATCTTCCTGAGCTTTCCCACGCTGACAACAAGCAGGTGATGATTGCGCTTGACGTGCTCAACGATGCCATCGAGGAAAAACGCAAGGTGCGCTTCACCTACAACACCTATGGGACAGACTTCAAACTACATCCGAAACGAAGTGAGCCCTATATCGTGAGTCCCTACCAACTTGCCGCACACAACGGATGGTACTATCTCATTGGGAATCACAATGCCCACGACAATGTGTCGCACTATCGTGTCGACCGCATTACGGCGATTGAGATGCTGCCCGATGCGGCAAAGCCGAAGAGTGCTGTACGAGAGTTTTCCCGTGGATTCAGCCTCCCGCGCCACATGGCGGAACATATCTATATGTTCGGCGGCGAGAGCGTCACCGTGAAGCTGCGGACAAACACCTCCATGATGGATGCACTCGTGGACTGGTTTGGCAAAGACTTCCGCATCATGCAGGAGGAGAGCGATCAGATGATCGTCACACTCTCGTGCAATGAGGCGGCAATGAAGTACTGGGCACTACAATATGGTCTGTATGTTGAGATTCTAGAGCCGCAGAGCCTGCGCACGGCAGTTCGTGAGGCTATACGACGGATGGCAAGAGTGTATGAGGAGGACGTATGAATCTTTGGAGCAATATATACACCTACGGACTGACACCGGAGGAAACGGAGTGGGTACGCAGGACATTCGTGACAGACTTTGGTTATCATCTGTATGAGGCAGAGGATTTCAGTGACCTGATTGCATTTCCGGCGATTGGCCTTTTTGTGCAGCCATACGCGATGGATGCGGATGAACGTGAGATGCTTTTGGACTTTTATCAGGTTGCCCATGCCCACGACAGGAGTCTGATCATCGTATTCATGGACGTGGTGGAGATTCCACTGGCTCTCGTAGGCACCTCTATCTACATCTATGAGTGGGGGCGTGAATGGATTGCACGGATACAGGATGGCCTCATTTCCTGTGCAGGAATAAGGGAGCAGGAGAGGAAGGATGCACGCCTGACGATGGGGGACATTGAGGAGGAATAAAGGATATGGAACTCATGGAGCGTTACGAGGTTCTCAAGGCAAAAGTCGTGCAGCGCAGAGAGGAGTTTCGCGCACTGATGGCGTATATTGAGCAGGAGACGGCTTATCTGACGGCACCTGCCTCGACGCGATACCATCTCTGCCGGGAGCGCGGATTGCTTGAACACAGCGTGAACGTTGCAGAGCATCTGCTGCAGATCAAGGCTGTGCTCGCCCCTGAGATCAGCGACGAGAGCTGCGTCATCGTTGCTCTCCTCCATGACCTCGGCAAGGCAGGAATGCCTGGCAAACCGCAGTATCTGCGCAGCGAACTGTCATCTGGTGAGCGCGCATCGCGCAGCCCATATCGTTTTAACCGCGACCTCCTCTATCTGAGTGTTCCGATTCGCGGACTTTATCTTGTGGCGAGCAGATTCCGACTGACAGAGGAGGAGGTACAGGCGATCGTCTACCATGACGGGCAGTATGTCGAGGACAATCGGAGCGTTGCCGCGCGGGAGGAAAAGCTGACGCTCCTCCTGCAGTATGCGGACAACTGGAGTGGATTCATTGTAGAGAAGGAGTGTGCATGA